AGTCCAATTGATACCTTACCAGGTGCTCAAAATTTATCTGAAATTGCCGACATCGAATATATCCAAAAGAAATTATTAACAGCACTTCGTGTTCCAAAAGCCTTTTTAGGGTTTGAAGAGGTTGTTGGTGACGGAAAAAATCTTGCATTACAAGATATCAGATTTGCACGCACAATTAATAGAGTACAAAAAAGTATGTTAGCCGAACTTAACAAGATTGCAATTGTACATTTATTCTTGTTAGGTTTCGAAGACGAACTTTCAAATTTTACGTTAGGTCTTACAAATCCATCAACACAAGCAGACTTGTTAAAAGTGGATGTATGGAAAGAAAAAATATTATTATATAAAGATTTAGTTGCAGACCCTGGTAATGGTATTCAAGCAACATCGTCTACTTGGGCTAAAAAACATATCTTTGATTGGTCTGATGAAGAAATCAAACTTGATTTACAACAACAAAGAATTGAGAGAGCTGTTGGTGAAGAATTAAAAGCAACAGCTACAGTTATTACCAAAACAGGATTATTTGATAACATAGACAAACTTTATGGTAGTCCATCAGGGACAACTGCGCCAGCAGGAGCTTCAACAACACCAGGAGGAACTGAAGAATTAGGAGCACCACCACCATCTGGCGGAGAAGAGGGAGGAGCACCACCGCCACCTCCTAGTGGAGAAGGAGAAGCACCACCACCACCTGAAGCACCTTCAGGAGCAGAACCAACAATACCAGAATCTAAAATGGATAATCTAAGTTTTTTGGTAGAAAATAACTTCATTCATGGAGATAAATTTATAGATTTAGGTCACGGACAAGATTCTTTAGGAGAAATTACAAAAGAATTGGATAAGTTACTAAATTCATAGTATTTATAGAAAAATATTAAAATGACCTTCGGAACCATAAAATCCATAATCGAAAGAAATCTTCTTGAGTCGTATAAAAACGAGAAAGAATTTAAGAAGTCTTTGAGAGAGTTCAAGCAAAACGTACTGAACGATAAATCTATCTCAAAAGCTTATGCTTTATACGACCAATTAAGTACCCCCCAAGGTCTTTCTGAATCCGACGCCAAAGAATTTTTAGAAGAAGGTTTAAATCTTTTAGCTAAAATTTTACCATCAATCAAGCTTCCTAAAACCTCAGAACAAATTATTAATAACAAATATTCAGATATAGATGTGTTAGTTTCTGAAGGATTAAATTTACATGAAAGAGTTCAATCAAAAAAGAATATTATTTCAGTTTTAACATCTGAAACTATGTCTTTGAAAGAATCTATTAATATTCCAATCAAATCTATGGTTAGTATTGCTAATCAAACTTTAAGAACGTATATTGATAATTTAGATGAATCATCTAAAAAAGAATTTTTCCAATTAATTTCTGAGGATTCTAAATCTTTAGAAACTAAATTTGAAACTTTAAGGGAAGGAACAATAACTAAGTTACAAGTTATTTTAGAAAACGAAGAAGAATTTGAGTTGAAAACAAAAATATCTGAAACAATAGATAGATTAAAATCTGAAAAATTTGACCAAGTTAATTTTTTAAAACTTAAAAAATTAGAAGAATCAATCTAATTGTTTTTTTTATTTTGAATATATTTTGCCTTTAAAATCTGTGCTCTTCTAAGTACAGATTTTTTTGTATATTTTTTTCTTTCGTTTAATTTTTGCGTTTGTTTTGTTTTGATAACTTTAGATTTAAGAGTCTTAAGGGCTCTGTCTATGTTATCACCATTTTTAATTTCTATTATTATCATATTCTACATATATCTTGTTTTTTATCAAAATTTTTGACATTGATGGTTATATATATTACTTTTTAATAAATAAACCATAATAATTATGAAAATTAATGAAAAAAGGAAAAAGTGTAAAGTTAAATCTATTCAATCCAATTAAATCAATCTATGGGACGGTAGATTCAAAAAACTTAAAATCCGTTTATATAAACATTCAATCATGGGTAATGCCAAAATATGAAACAGACAATTGGAATAGGGTCGTTTGTAATTTAAGTAGAGAAATTAAACACTCAGTATTCAATTCAATAAATCATCAATTATTTCAAGAGAATACCATAGTTGATTTAGATTTAAGAACAAGTGGAATATCTAATGGGAAAAAATCTTTTTTTAATTTAGAAGTTAATTTATATACATTATCAGAACTTGATTTCAAATCAAATGAATTAAAAGATTCCATCAAACAAATTGTAAAAAACATTTTTAGAGACAACATTAAAGAAAACAAATATTTCGACTTTTCAATTTCAAAAAAAGAGAATATTAAATAAAGTATTACATATGGTATATTTATCATAAAAGATTAGATGAAAAATTTAAGAATTTTAGAGGCCAACGAACTTGGTCATGGTATTTTAATTGAAATGGATGCTGGTTATATATCTCCTAAAGATAGACTTAACTCAGACATTTTAAAAGAGGCGGCAAATTTAGATTATAAAAATCCATTCGAATTTTATGCGGTTCTTCAAAAATATAATACACCAAATAGAAACGGTAGATTTTATCCTGAAACAATATTAAAAAGAGAGGCTGAAAATTATAAAAAGGCAATCGCAAAAGGATTATCAACATCTGAATTGAATCACCCTGAATCTTCACTTATTGATTTAGATAGAGTATCTCATATTATCAACGATATATGGTGGGATAAAAATATTTTAATGGGAAAGTTAAAATTATTAACTTCACCAGGATTCCACGAAAGAGGGATTGTTTCAACTAAAGGAGACCAAGCAGCAAACTTAATGAGACAAGGGGTAACTTTAGGTATATCCTCAAGAGGTGTTGGTTCTTTAAAAAAAGTGGGAGAAAGAAATGAAGTACAAGATGATTTCGAATTAATTTGTTTTGACTTAGTATCATCACCATCAACGCCAGGAGCTTATTTGTTTTCCAATCCTGAAGACCGTGATAAATACGAAGAAAATTTAGACGAAGAAAGAAAAATTAAACAACAATCTACGGGAATGGACAAGTCTATTGACTTAATGAAAAAATTAAACGATTTTTTAGGAAAATAAAATTATGGACGAAAAATTCTTTGTAGCAAAAATTCAGTATGATTTACCTGATGAAAATTCAGGAAAAATTAAAAAAATTAGAGAAGAAAAACTTGTTAAAGGTTTTTCAGTAACGGACGTTGAAGCGAAAGTTACAAAACGATACGAAGGTTTTACACACGATTGGAGAATAACTTCAGTGTCTGAAAGTAAAATCGATGAAGTAATTGAAAGTTAAATAAAGTGGTCTCTGACCACTTTTTTTATTTATGGGCATATTTATAGTAAATTAAAAAATATGTTATTTAGCGTAAGTTTACAATCAAGTGGAGTTGGAAGTGCAACATTAGTAAGCGGTAATACATGGGGAGACTGTGTATCATGGGCGGAGGGTACAGGAAAGGTTATTCAATCGATTAACATTCAACAACAAATTTTAATACTTGTTAACTCGTCTTCAGATGAGTCATATAGTGTAGGATTAAAAGATACAATTACTAATTCATTATACACTTATATCATCTATGATACGTATTCTAATGTTGATAAATGGGTAGAAGCACAACCAGATATGGCGGTTCAAAATATATCACTTCAAAAAAGAACGTTTGTTCAACTATAAAAAATCAACTTTTTTCAAGTAAGATACTATTTATCATTAAATAATTAAAATTTTTCATGCAAGATACTAAGAAAAATCCAGTAGAAGAGGCTCTAATTCAAATGAAAAACGTTGAAGAAGCGATAGCCGAAAATGCAAAAGGAATACTTGCCGCTACAATGAAGCAAGAAATCAATCAATTAGTAAAAGAATCTCTTTCAGAACAAACTGACGATGAGGTTGACTTAGATGCTGATATGGATACTGATGACGAAGACATGGATGTTGACACAGATGTTGACATGGACATGGATTCTAACGATGTTGACATGGATGCAGATAATGTGGATGATGTGGACATGGATATGGACACTGACTCCGAAGATTCTCCGATAGATTTAACTGACGCATCTGACGAAGAAATTCTTAAAGTATTCAAAGCTATGGGTGAGGAAGATGGTATCATCGTAAAAAAAGATGGTGGCAACGTTCACTTAAAAGATAATGATGCTGATGTAGAATATCTAGTTAAACTTGGTGAGTCTGAAGAAAAACCCTTAAACAAAAAAATGAAAATTAAAGAACAACACGACGTTGATACACAAGATGTAATTGACGCAATTTTCTCAAAAGATGGTAAAACTTCAGATTTTGATGTTGACCAAGCTTATGATGATAAAGATGATGAAATCATGTATGAAATAGAATTTGACGAATCTGAAGAAGAGGAAGAAGATGAATCATATATGGATGAAGCTGATGAAATGGATGAAGCTGATGAAATGGATGAAGCTGATGAAATGGATGAAGCTGATGAAATGGATGAAGCTGATGAAATGGATGAAGCTGATGAAATGGATGAAGCTGATGAAATGGATGAATCTTACAACTCAATCAAAGAGGCAAAAAAATTAGGAGTAAAAAAACCTAAAGGTGTTGGACTTGGTCATGGCCCTAAATTTTCTTATAAATCATCTGGTAAAGGTGGTTTTAAAGAAGATAAAAAAGAAGGACCCAAAACAATGGGAACTGGCAAGGCTAAATTCGAATACAAGAAAGGAGAAAATATGGAAGGAAAATCTAAAGTTATCAAAAAGGCAGAAACGAAAGAAGAAGCAAGAACTTTAGGAATGGGTAGTAATTTTAGAAAGGGTGGTTTACCAAAACCAAGAGCTCATTCTAATGCAAATACTGCTATCAAAAAAGAATCTGTTAATGCGGAAGTTACAATGTTAAGAGAAAAAAATGAAGAATATAGAAAAGCATTAAATGTTTTCAGAGAAAAACTTAATGAAGTTGCTATTTTCAATTCCAACTTAGCATATGCAACAAGATTGTTCACTGAACATTCTACAACTAAAAAAGAAAAAATTAATATTCTAAGAAGATTTGACAATGTTGAAACTTTAAAAGAATCTAAAAATCTTTACAAGTCATTAAAAGACGAGTTGGTAAAAACAGAATCAAAACCAATGAACGAGTCAGTAGAAGTTAAATTAAATAAACAAGTTTCTTCTGGTTCTTCAACAACCTTAATTGAATCAAAAACTTATGAGAATCCTCAATTCTTAAGAATGAAGGATTTAATGGGTAAATTAGGTTAATAAAATAAATAAAATAAAAAACAAATACTAAAAATGGGAGCATTATTAGAATCAGGTCTTGTTGGTAACATCGGTCTTAAGCACCTTAAAGTTATCAAAGAAGATACAATCAGCAAATGGGACAAATTAGGCTTTTTAGAAGGTCTTAAAGGTCACATGAGAGAAAACGTAGCACAATTATACGAAAACCAAGCATCATTCTTAATCAACGAAGCTTCATCTACATCTGATACAGGTGCATTTGAAACTGTTGTATTTCCAATCGTGAGAAGAGTTTTCTCAAAATTGTTAGCTAACGATATCGTTTCAGTACAAGCTATGAACTTACCAATCGGTAAATTATTCTACTTTGTACCAAATATTCAACAATATGAAGTAGGTGGTGGTCAAAACGACAACACTGGTATTCATTATTCACCTTTTGGAGCACCAAACGGTCCAGCATCACCTAACGCAGGTTATGACTATAACACTGGTAGAGACCTTTACGATAGATTCTACGAAGGTGCTGAACCAGCATTAGACCCTCCAGGTTTATATGACTATTCTAAAGGACAATTCAGTTCTATTACATCTGCAAACACTTCAGTTGTTACTGCACAATGGAATAGCACAACATTGAATTTAGAACCAGCAGCTTACGCATTAACTGATTACAGAAAAGTATTAGTTATCATGTCAGGTTTTGCATCTGATGGAGCTGGTAAGTTAATTGGTCCAGACGGTCAACCAATGGATACAGAATCTTTCTTAGCAGATTTAACAATCTACGGTGTTTCTACAAACACTACAACTGCAGGCGGTGGTCCTTACTTATTCAGAGTTGTAACTCAAAGATATGGTAAAGGTATCGTTCAATACGGTAACAACAACCAAACATTAGTATTCCCTAACTCATTAACTGATGGTGGTCAATATGACAACATCTGTGATGCACAAGGATTCATCTACTTAGAGGTTGATTTACAAGTACCAGTATGTATTACTTGTGGCGGTTCTATGGACGGTTACACAGGTTCTACATTCTCTTCTTCTACAGCGACTAACAACGCGTTCTCAGCTACTTATAGAATCTATAAGAACTTAGAATTTGAAGATAAAATTGGTGAGGTTTCATTTGACTTAATGTCAGTAACAGTTTCTGTAACTGAAAGAAAATTAAGAGCACAATGGTCTCCTGAAATGGCTCAAGACGTTGCGGCTTTCCACAACATCGACGCTGAAGCTGAATTAACAGCATTATTATCTGAGCAAGTTGCTGCTGAAATCGATAGAGAAATCTTGAGAGATTTAAGAAAAGGTGCAGCTTGGAATTTAAGATGGGATTACAACGGATGGAAGAGACTTGGTGGTCAGGCACAACCTTACACACAAAAAGACTGGAACCAAACGTTAATCACAGCAATCAACCAAATTTCTGCACAAATCCATAAGTCTACTTTAAGAGGTGGTGCTAACTGGATAGTTGTTTCTTCTGAAATCAGTGCTATCTTTGATGACTTGGAGTATTTCCACGTTTCAAATGCAGCTCCTGAGCAAGACCAATACAACATGGGTATTGAAAGAGTTGGTACATTAGCTGGTAGATACCAAGTTTACAGAGACCCTTACTTCCCACCAAACCAAGTGTTAATGGGTCACAAAGGTACTTCTTTGTTAGATACAGGTTACATCTACGCACCATACGTTCCATTACAACTTACTCCTACAATGTACAATCCGTTCAACTTCACACCAATCAAAGGTATCATGACTAGATACGCTAAGAAGATGGTGAACAACAGATTCTACGGTAGAATCACAGTTGATGGCGTAAGAACATTC